TAAAACTTAACATGAGTATGATTGATGATGTTGCTAAAACAATTAGTGACTTTATGAAGGATTACAAGGCAGAATACGCCGAAGCAGAAGACGAAGACAGACCTAAGGTATTGTTTGTAGTTGACTCATTAGGTATGTTATTAACACCCACTGATGTTGATCAGTTTAACAAAGGTGATATGAAAGGTGATATGGGTCGTAAGCCTAAAGCACTAACTTCATTAGTTCGTAACACAGTTAATATGTTTGGACAGTACAATGTAGGACTACTAGCAACTAACCATACATATGCATCACAAGACATGTTCGATCCAGATGATAAGATCTCAGGCGGACAGGGCTTTATCTATGCAAGTAGTATTGTTATTGCAATGCGTAAACTTAAACTAAAAGTTGATGCAGATGGCAACAAAACATCACAAGTATTTGGTATTAGAGCGGCGTGTAAAGTAATGAAATCTCGTTACGCTAAACCATTTGAAAGTGTGCAAGTTGAAATCCCATATGAAACAGGTATGAGCCCATACAGTGGCTTGACTGACTTCTTTGAAGCAAAAGGTTTGTTAAAGAAAAGTGGAAACAGTTTAGAATACATTAGCCCGGTAACAGGTGAAGTAATTAAAATGTTCCGTAAACCTTGGAATGCAAATAAGGACGGCGCATTAGATATCGTCATGTCAGAATATGACAATGATCTAGCTGATGCAGAAGAAGAAATTATGGATAACATTGAAGAAACTACAACGGAGGTGGTAAATGAATCTTGATGAAGGAGATTTTGAGTTTATATTTAACTTATATGACGAAGCACAAAACTTTATATCTGATAAAGATAAACTAGAATTTGCTCGAAGAACTATCTATCAACTGCTAGACTTTGGTTTTGAATTAAAACCAGCATATAAAGAAATAGCGGATCATTGCGAATACTTAGGTGAAGCACTTGATGAACATTTAGAGCAAGAAGAAGAAGATGAAGATGTTTTTGACGAATACAACGAAGATGACGAGGAGCATGAATACTAATGAGTGCATGGTATCGTAAAGTTACGGCAAATTTAGGAGAGATAGTTAATGCTATCTCTCACTTTGAGAAACAAATTGATGAAGCACGATTTGAGTGTAGTATGAAAGGTGTATTAGAAAAGCAAAGTAGAGATATGCCTGGTATTGTTGAACATAGGTTTAATCAATTACAAGAAGTAGAAGCAATACTTGAGTTTCTCAATACAGAAATGCGTAAATTACGATCCCAAACATTCCGTAAGTTTTTAGAAAATTATAATAAAGCACTTAGCTCACGTGATGCAGATAAATTTGTAGATGGTGAGCAAGATGTAGTAGATTTACAATACCTTATTAATGATTTTAGTTTAGTACGAAACAAATATATAGGTGTTATTAAGGCATTAGAAGCCAAACAGTTTCAGATTAATAATGTAGTTAAACTACGTGCCGCAGGATTAGAAGATATTTCATTATAAAAGGTTGACAAGCAAGAACTCTTACCGTATACTATAGTTAAAGTAGAAAATGTTCAAATATTCAATTTTACCAGTGGAGTCAAAAATGAAAAAAACACCATGGCCAACAGTTACCGTTATAGATGTAATGTGTGCGGCAGTTCTTGTATACAAAGATCAGGGATTTGTTCGTAGTGGACAAGGATATACTGATACTTCGCCCCAAAGTGGTGAACCTGTAGAAATACGAGATAATAAATCTTGTATTGTTGATATTTTAGAAGATCCAAATATGTCGTTTACCGACGAAGAAACTAAAAATGCTAATGATCTTATTGATAGTATTAATGGTAAATTAATGATCAAAAAGATGACTAATAATCTCAATAATTTTGAGCAAAACGTTGCTAAAGCATTATCAGACCCACAAATTAATAATTTTGCAGTAAGTATTATTGCTAGTTTACCACATAGTGTCGAAATTGACAAAAAGCGTGAAGCAGTTGAAGATAAAATGTCAGCATTAAAGCATAGTAGTATGTATTTTGGTACTAGGGGTAAAAGATACGATATTAATGTAAAAGTACTAGATGTTAAGTTTATTCAAACCAGTGATGTTTATATGATTACCACAGTTTACGCTGAAAAAGATATTATTAAGTTTTGGTGGCGAGATCAACCGGATATTAGTGATATTATTTCGGATAAAACCATTAAAATTCGTGGTACAGTCAACAAACATGAGCTATCAAAGTACTCAAATGCCAAAGAAACTGTTGTAAATAGGGTAAAAATCCTACAATTATAAGGGTTTTTTAAAGGTTGACAGGATCCAATTCCTAGTATATATTATATTTAACAATAACATAAAGTTATTATAATTAATAATAAAGGAGTTAAAATGCCAAGAACTAAAAAAACAAGTGCAGTGGGTACTAAATTTTTCAAAGAAGGTACTCAAAACCAAAAAATCCTAGCTAAATTCTGGGGTACAGGTAAATCTTTTACAATGGATGATCTAAGAGAAAAATTAGACATCGCATCTCCGGGTGCAAGACTTTCTGAGTTAAGAGAAGAAGGTTTTAACGTAAAAGCAGTAGCAATTGAATCGGGTGATGTTGGAAGAGCAGCAAACGAGTACACAATCGCTAAAAAAAGAGTATTAGTATAATATTTAATAAAAACACATATTGGGCCCTTTTTCTTATAGGGCCCAATTCTATGAATAAAACGTCAAAAAAGAGTAAAAAAAGTTTAGTATATAGGTTGACAAGTAAGACGTCTTACTGTATACTGTAAGTATAGTTAATAAAAAACAGGAGTTTTAAATGACACAAATGCAACTTAAGAAGGCTCGTAAAAACAAAAAAGGCGAGACTATTATTGAAGTTCTTCCTAATAATGTGAAGGACAATCCAAATGAAACTGATAATCAAATTATCGAGCGTATGCGTGAGCGTTTTAGCATACTAGATGATATGACACAAGCCTCAATTGATGGTGTTGTGCGTGGTATGGTTGTAACAGGCCCTCCAGGAGTTGGTAAAAGTTTTGGAGTTGAGAAAGTACTAGAAAAGAACAGTTTGTTTGATGTACTTGCTAACAATAAACTAAGGTTTGAAGTTATTAAAGGTGCCTCAAGTGCAATTGGTTTGTACAAAGTACTTTATAATAACGCAGACAAGAATAGTGTTCTTGTTTTAGATGATTGTGATACAGTATTGTATGATGAGACATCACTTAACTTGCTTAAAGCGGCACTTGATTCTTGTAAGAAAAGAAAATTAAGTTGGAACACAGATAGTGCATTGCTAAGACGTGAGGGTATTCCAGATACTTTTGAATTCCAAGGTAGTGTTATCTTTATTACTAACCTTAAGTTTGATAATGTAAGAGGTAAAATTAAAGATCACTTAGCGGCAATCATGTCAAGATGTCACTACTTAGATCTTACAATGGATACAATGCGTGAAAAAGTATTACGTTGTAAGCAGATTGTTGCAGATGGTATGCTTAATGAGTATCAGTTTACACAAGAAGAACAAGAAGACTTAATGAACTTCATGTTTGATAACAAAGAAAAAATGCGTGAGATTAGTTTGCGTATGGTTACTAAACTTGCAGATCTTAAAAAGAGTTTTGGTGATGAAAAGTGGAAACGAACTGCTGAAGTCACTTGTATGCGAAGAGTTGCATAATAAAATTTAAAAAGAAAAAGCCCTTCGGGGCTTTTTTTATGACATAAATACAAGATGGAATTTGTAATTAAAGCAATCATAGGTGGGCTAGTTATAGCAGGTGTAGTAACTGCAGCCGAGCGTGGCAATCCAACCATGGGTGCATTAATATTAGGAATACCGTTGGGTAGTGTAATAAGTGTTATCTTTATGCATCTTAGTGGAGTACAACCAGAAGTGTTTGCTCAACTGGCAAAGGAAACTGTTTACTTTGTAGTTGTAAGTTTAGTTTTCTTTCCTATCTTTGCATATATGGTATTACAAAATGGTTTTTGGATATCATTGACTGTATCAATATCATTTACATTGTTCTGCCTTTATTTACTTTTAAAATATCTAACATAATCAAGCGTTCGAGCTTGACTTATCCTATACAATAGTGTATTATACTAATATGAAATGTAAAATTATCCTTAAAGACGAAGTTAACTGTAAGATTGAAAATCTTGATGTAAACACTCGTAGAAAATGTGAAAAAGAATTAAAGTTCTTTTTACCTTATGCATTCCACGTGCCAGCATATAAGTTAGGTAGATGGGACGGGTGTCAGAGTTACTTTACTGTAGGTGGTGTTACATACATTAACTTATTAGATAGAGTACTTCCTCTTATAATGGAACAAGGTTATGAAATTGATATTAATGACCTAAGAAAAGTACACACTTTTGATTTCCCTATTGTTGATGAAACAACATTTCAACACAAGCTCTGGCCAGAGAAACATCAAATGGCAGGCGAGCCTATTACGTTACGTGATTATCAAATTGAAATTGTAAACAAGTTTTTAAGTACACCACATTGTTTACAAGAAATTGCCACTGGTGCAGGTAAAACATTAATTACTGCGGCACTTAGTGAGCGTGTAGAAAAATACGGAAGATCAATAGTTATTGTACCTAACAAAGATTTAGTTAGGCAGACTGCTGATGATTATGCAAACCTCGGATTAGATGTAGGCGTTTATTTTGGAGACAAAAAAGAATTAGGACATACCCACACAATTTGCACATGGCAAAGTTTAAACAGTATTAGAAAACGTTTTCGTGATGGACTTGATGAGCTTAGTTTACACGAATTTACTGCTGATGTAACTTGTGTTATAGTTGACGAAGTACATCAAGCAAAAGCAGATGTATTAAAAGATTTGCTAACAAAAGAGTTTGCACATATTCCATTGCGTTGGGGACTAACAGGAACTATTCCTAAAGCAGATCATGAGAAGGTTAGTTTACAAGCATGTTTAGGTGAAGTAACTAATAAACTTAGTGCAAGTGAATTACAAGACATGGACGTACTTAGTCAGTGTCATGTTAACGTTGTTCAGTTAAAAGAATTTGCTGAATATAATAATTACCAAAGTGAGCTAACATATCTTACTACAGATAAAGCTCGTATGCAACATATAAGTGGATTGATTGATAAAATTTCACAATCAGGAAACACACTTGTATTAGTAGACAGAATTAAAGCAGGTGGCTTAATTTGTGATAATTTACCACATGCTAATTTTGTTAGTGGTGCAATGAAATCAACAGATCGTAAAGATCATTATGATGATATCAACGAAGGCACTAATCAAATTGTAGTAGCAACATACGGAGTTGCGGCGGTTGGAATTAATATTCCACGTATTTTTAATCTAGTACTTATTGAGCCTGGCAAAAGTTTTGTTAGAGTAATTCAAAGTATTGGTCGTGGAATACGTAAAGCAGAAGACAAAGACAATGTTCAAATATGGGACATCACAAGTTCAGCAAAATTTAGTAAAAGGCACTTAACACAACGTAAGAAATTTTACAAAGAAGCGAACTATCCATTTACTATTGAAAAAGTAGATTGGCAATAAGGAAAAAGTATGAAAATATTAACAGTAGAAAACAAGACGTATGAGTTAGACGATATACCAGATACAATAGACGACCTACGATATAGCATTTTAGATTATAGTAACCCAGGACACATAGATTATTATTTTATTCCATTAGTGTTCTTAGAAAGTTTTTATGCACCAGCGGCAGTATTGCAAATTGGTCAGCATCAAATTACTATGCCTTTAGATTGGAGTATAGTTATCTGTGATCCAGATGTAGGTGATCCAGAAGTAATAAGTTTAATGAGTTTAAATGACAGAGGCTTTAGTGTACTTGGATTTAATCCAATGTCTGGATTTACACCTAAATATTTAGATGTTAACATTACTAACATTTATACAGATGTAAAATGGTATGCACCTAAATTAAAGTTTGGACATTTGCTAAATGTTCCATTACATGACGGAGAAAACCCTCCTTGTGTATTATTTGTGAAAGAAGCAAACAAATTGCCCGAAGTACTTGACATTAGTGAGCTTTGGTAGTACAATGAAGACTAGAATACATGTTAATCAACACGTTATAAAACGCAATAGTAAAACAGGCGAAAGAGAACCTGTGTTAACATGTAAAACATCTAAAAATAATAACTACGCACACGAAGTTGTTATTAAGGGTGACTCAAAAGTAGTATATAGCCCAGACAAGCCATTATCATGTGGTGCAAAGGTTTGGATAGAAACTGAAGGAGAAGTAATCATTGTCAAATAAATTAAACATCAAAGAAGAAATGAGATCTATTGATACTAAAGATAGAGGCTGGTATGATAGTTTAACAGAAGAAGAAAAGAAAAAAGTTGGCATATGGTTACTAATGCGTTATACTAGTAGTTGTGGCGATAAGATGTTCAGTGAGCATTACTTAGAATGGACAAATGAAGTAGTTAATGTACACTTCAATAAATTACGTAAACATCCACAATTGCAGTATCAACTGATGCAGTTAGTAGGATTAGGTAAAAGTACATTTCATCCTTGGATAGCACCCGGCAAGGCAATGAAGCAAAGCAAAGTACAAAAATGGGTCATAGAGAATTATAGTCATTTAAATGATGACGAAGTAGAAATTTTTATTAGTACTAAAACAAAAGAAGATTTTGTTGAGTTGTTTGAAGAACACGGTATGAATAAAAAACAAATCAAAGAGTTGTTGAAAAAATAAAATGCACAAATGTCAATACTGTGGTAAATCTTTTAAGAAAGAAAGCACATTAGCAGTACATCTGTGTGAGCAAAAAAGAAGGTTCATGCAAAAAGATGAAAAGCATGTACAACTTGGATTTAGATCATATCAATTATTTTATAAAATAGGAACAAATGCAAAGAAAGATAAAACATACGAAGATTTTGCAAAAAGTCAATATTACATTAGTTTTTGTAAGTTTGGTTATTACTGTCGCGACATTGGTATTGACGATGTGCAAGGTTATGCTACTTGGTTAATAAAGAATAGTGTAAGACTTGATATATGGGGCAAAGATAAACAATTTACAAAGTGGATGAAAGAAAGATTAAAAACAGAATCAGTTGATAGAGGCGTAGAACGTACAATTATATTTTTACAAACTTGGGCAGAAGAAAATAATACAACATACAATAGATACTTTAATGACATTGCACCAAGTTTAGCAGTGTTTCATATTTGTAGTGGAAAGATATCACCGTGGGTACTTTTTAATAGTACAGAAGCACAAGGACTTATTGACAGGTTCAACGGCGAGCAATTAAAAATGATAACAGACTATTTAGAAATAGATTACTGGCAACGTACTATGAGCGTTAACCCACAAGATACTAGGTGGGTAGAAGGAATATTGGAGCAAGCAGGAATATGATAGTAGCTGTATTTTTTGTATTATGTTGCTATGTTATACCTATACTATTGCTCTGCAAAATGAATAATGAGGATCCTAAACAATGATAGTAAACACAGATATTGACATTGATATTGCTGACAGAGATCAGTTGTTAAAAATAATCAAAGGCACACCTGCAATGATTGCCAGAGACAATAAACAAGTAAAGCATAATACAGGCGTTTACTTTCATGATATTCCAAGTAATCCATTTAGTGGACTTAGTACAATTGATCATAAAGAAGCAGAAAAGATGGGCTACTTTAAAATTGATGTTCTTAATGTTAGTTTGTATAAACATATTAAAACTAAGCAACAATTAATTGAATTATTAAACAAAGAACCAATGTGGGAGTTGTTAGAGCATAAAGAAGTTGTAGAACAATGCTTTCATATTCACAAACACTTTGGCATTGTAAGTCAAATGAAACCAAAAAGTGTATCGCAACTAGCGGCCGTACTAGCAGTTATACGTCCTGCTAAAAGACATTTAATAGGTAAGGATTGGGATACAATTAATAAAGATGTATGGGTTAAGCCAACTAACGATGATTACTTCTTTAAAAAAGCACACGCTCACGCATATGCAATGGCTATTGTTCTACAGTTAAATATGTTGGCTACGGGTTTTTCTTTACAAGATTAATACTTCTACGTTTGATACGTTTAGTGATGCTGTTACTTAACCTAACTTCGGGGCCTGCTACTATTTCTAATTGTTTTACATTAAAACTCATTACACAATGAGCAAAATTCCATCTATTAAGTAATGCAATGTTTATAGGTAGTTTTCTATTTGTTTCCCACCACCATTCTTCGCCTAGTTGTAAAAATTTAACTCTTTCTTTTGTATCGTTAAGTCTTTCGTAGATATATACGCTGGCAACATGACTATCTATATTTTGGACTATGCCAAGATACTCTTTGCCTGCATATTCAATAACGGTTAAGAACGGATATTCGTCTAAAAGCTTCTGGTGTTTTGTTTGCATTACTTTTATTTATGCAGAAAAAATTTGGAAGATTTTGATAAATACATTACAGGAGTCTAACACATGTCAAATTACGGATCAACATATAATATTAACCAAGTAGGTGATTTATACACACTTGAGGATCACGGGTCAGCACCAGGACTAGGAAAATACGCTAGTGCAAAAGGTACATCAGTAAATAGCCCATTAAACTATAGGTTTTTAAAACTGTTTCGTGGATTTGATTCACAGTTTTTCTTCTTTATAAAAAATCAAGATAGAAAACCAATAATGTTACAAGGCGTTACGGTTAATGCATCTTTTATTGACAGGACAGATAGATCAACAGTTGTAAGTAAGAAAGCAATAATTACTGATTACGAAGCAGGTGGTATTAAAGTTGTATTAACAGTAGGTGAGAGTGCGTTATTCTCGCAAGGCTTGTACGATCTTGTGTTTAGTTACACAAACGACAAGGGATTAGTATTACCTCTATTTTGTGACTTAAATATGCGTCCTAACTTTACAGTAGAATGTTCAGAAGAAGGCGATGCATTACCACTAACTACACAAATAAATGACTCATTTACTTCTCAAGTAGTTGGATCAGATACATACTATTATAGCAGTGACTTAAAAGCAACAGGCTATTATAATAAACCAAATGGACTAATTACAATTGCAGTGTATGGAACAGGATATACTGGTAACTTTACAGTACAGGGTGCATTAAGCGAAAATCCCACTGAAGGTGACTGGTTTGATATTACACTTGGTTCTTATACACAAACATTCTTCCCATATAGTGGACATACTGGAATAGATCCATGGACATTCCGTACAAATGTAAACTTTATTAGAACAAAACACACATCTTCCGCAGGAACACTTGACAAAGTCGTAGTTAGAGTGTAATATATACACATGACTATAATGAATGAATACGTCAGAACTCTGGTTCCTAGCAATTGGCGAACAACTCCTAGTGGTTGGGTACATGGTAATTGTCCTATGTGTGTACGTAATGGGCAAGCAAGACCAGATACTAAAGGCAGAGGCGGGTTTCATTTCGATAGTGATAAATTTCAGTATAATTGTTTTAATTGTAATTTTAAAACTGGTTGGAGTCCACAGGGTAAGATTACACTAAGGCTAAAGCAACTATTAACTACATTAGGTGCCGATGAGGCAGATATACAACGTATACAACTTGAATTATTGCGTGAACAAGATGTAGCAACACTATTAATAAAAACTGAAAAGCGTAAAAAACTAGTTATTGATTGGGATGAAAAAGAACTACCAGAAGATGCTAAACCTTTTATGGAATTTACAGAACCAAATGAAGATTGGACAAATGCAGTAATGTACTTAACTGATCGTGGATTTGATATTACAGATGATAGGTTTATGTGGAGTCCAAGTAAACAACATGGCAGAGTTAGTAAACGTTTTATATTGCCATTTACATACAAAGGCAAAGTAGTAGGTTATACTGCAAGATGGGCAGGCAATAATATTCCTGACGGAATGCCTAAGTACTATAATCAGCAACCTAAAAAAGATTTTGTATATGGTTTAGATAGACAAACATCTGATAAAGAAATTGTTATTGTGAGCGAAGGACAACTTGATGCTATTGTAACAGACGGGTGTGCAATTGGTAGTAATAACATAAACGAAGATCAAGCAGATATATTACATAGTTTAAATAAACGTATTATAATATTACCAGATGCAGACGAAGCCGGAAAGTTAATGTGCAAGGCAGCAATAAAGCATGGTTGGAGCGTTGCGTTTCCCGAATGGAAAGATTGCAAAGATGCATCAGATAGCTTGACAAAATACGGAAGATTGTATACAATAAGTAGTATACTTAATAGTGCTGAAAGTAATAAAACAAAAATTGAATTAATGATGAGAAAGTATTGCAAATGAATGAACAGGTAAAAGAATATAACGTAGACTTACAACGATTGTTTGTAGAATTTTTAGCACAAGACAAGGATCTATTTGCTAGGGTTAACGGAATTATTGATCCGTTATACTTTGATAGAGAATTGAGAAAGGCAGTAGAATTTATACAAGAACATGCATCTGGTTATAGTGCATTACCTACATTAGAACAAATCAAAGCAACAACAAATATAGAATTACAAGAATTAAAAGATGTAGATGAGCGTCATCAAAATTGGTTTATTGATGAGTTTGAAACATTTTGTAAACACAAAGCATTAGAAGGTGCAATACTTGAAAGTGCTGATATGTTAGAAAAAGGACAATATGGTCCTGTAGAAAGAAGAATTAAAGAAGCAGTTCAAATTGGACTTGCTAAACACATGGGTACTGATTATTGGGAAGATCCAGCAGAGCGTATTGAACGAGTTCGTAATCAACGAGGTGGAACAAGTACTGGTTGGAAAGAAATTGATAGTAAATTATATGGTGGATTTAACAGAGGCGAACTAAACATATTTGCTGCACCATCGGGTGGTGGTAAAAGTTTGTTCTTGCAGAACTTAGCACTTAACTGGTCAATTGCAGGACTTAATGTTGTATACATTACATTAGAGCTTAGTGAAGAATTATCTAGTATGCGATTAGATAGTATGATTACTGGAATGAATACACGTGATGTGTTTAAGAACAAAGATGATGTAGATTTAAAAGTACGTATGCAAGGTAAAAAAGCAGGTAAATTACAAATTGTACAATTACCAAATGGTATTACTATTAATAGTGTTTCTAGTTATTTGCGTGAGTTTGAAGTTAAAAATGATATTAAAGTAGACGGCGTATTAATTGACTATTTAGATCTTATGATGCCAGCACAAAGCAAAGTTAGTCCAAGTGATTTATATATCAAAGACAAGTTTGTATCAGAAGAAATGCGTAATTTTGCAGTAGAACATGATATATTGTTTGCTACTGCATCACAGTTAAACAGGGCAGCAGTCGAAGAAGTAGAGTTTGATCATTCGCATATTGCAGGTGGTTTAAGTAAAGTACAAACAGCAGATAATGTAATTGGTATCTTTACAAGCCAAGCAATGCGTGAACGAGGGCGTTATCAAGTACAATTTATGAAAACACGTAGTAGTAGTGGTGTTGGACAAAAAGTAGACTTAAAATTTGATATAGCAGGCTTACGTATTGAAGATTTAGATGAAGATGAAGCAGGATCTACTATGAATCAACCTAGTGCTATGTTTGAAAAGATTAAAGCACAGAACAAAGTAACACATCAAGAGAAGAATATTGCAGAAAATAGTGTGGTAGAGAATACAATAGCAGGGCATGATAAACTTCGCGGTTTGCTAAAACGTAGTAATAGTTAGTAAAATAGATAAATACTATATAGGTAACTATACTGGAGATATAACACATGAAAAAACGTACTCGTAGCTTATTAGAGGAAATTAACTCTTTAGCACCAAAAAAAGATAAAACTGCTATTCTTGAAAGCAAAGGAAACAATGCTATTAGCAGTATTATTAATATTCTAGAGATGATCGACACTAACTACGACGATGATACCGCTCAGGATCTTACTAAACGTATCATGTTAAGTATCAAAAATAGGGACCCAGAACGTTTTAACCGAGGTGTTAAAAAGATCAGGGGTCCAAAATGAAAATAGATGATATTTTAGCAGGTACTAAAAAGCGTAAACCTAGAAACTTCAGAAACATTAGATTAAAAGGCAAAGGTTTATATACACCTACAGCACAAGACCTAAATGAAGATGCACGTATTCAACATTTAGAAGATCTTATCTTATGGGATGGTAGCAACGGTGCTAAAAAAGCCATCGCAACATTACATCAAGTAGAACAACAACCTAATACTGTTACTGTTAAATGGGACGGTTCACCTGCGGTTATATTTGGCCGCAACGAAAAGGGTGAATTTGTATTAACAGATAAAAGTGGATTTAGTGCAAAAGGTTATGACGGTAAAGTTACTAGTGCAGATGATTTAGAAGGCATGTTAAAAAATCGTCCTGGATATGCTAAGAACCCACAAGATTATGGTGAGTTTGCTGGCAAAATGAAAAGCATTTGGCCTAAAGTAGAAGCAACAGTACCAGCAGATTTTAGAGGATACGCACATGGAGATTTACTATGGTTTACAACGCCACAAGTAGAAGATAACAAATATGTATTCACTCCAAACACTACAACATATAAAGTAAAAGTAGATAGTGACGTAGGTAAAAAAATTGCAGAAAGCGATGTTGGTGTAGTTGTACATATGGCAATTGGACTAGACGGCGAAAAAAGTAATATTGATATGACACAGTTTCAAGGTGGACCAACATTTATTATGCCACCAGTAATGGTACAAAAATCACCAGGTATAGATGTTCCTGCAATAGACGAATTAGATGCGTTTGTAGGCAAACATGCAGGTGCAATTGATAAGTTATTCAATGTACCACCAGAATTAAAAATGGCCGACTTTGGCAAAATACTTTATGCATATATTAATGCAACAGTAAAAACAGGCGGCTTAGATAAATTAGGTTCAGACTTTATGAAATGGTTAGATGGTAGTAAACTATCAGCACCTAAAAAACAACGTCTGGGCGAGTATATAAATAGTAATATAGATGGGTTTAATGCAACGTTTAATTTCATTAGAGGAATTATGAAAGTTAAGAATATGGTTATTACTGCATTAGATTCACAAGACGCAGATGTTGAATCATACACAAGTGGCGAACGAGGCGGCGAAGGATATGTAGTAGACAAAGATGTTAAATTGGTAAATAGAGCAGGCTTTACAGCGGCTAACATGGCAAAGGAAAGATAAATGTATAGTAAGCAATGTAAATTACATTTAGAAGAAGTTAACATGACACGTTGGCAACACTTTAAACATGCAATGGGTATTGCATGGAGATTAAAGAAGGCAATGCTTGCAGTGTTTATACATGCATTTGCTCCTAGATGGTTTAAGACTTATGCAAGTAACACATGCGATATGATAGCAAAAGAGAATATATAATGAGCGAAGAAAAATATACATTAAAACAGTATGCAGCCATGGAAGGCGGACATACATTAGGTGACGAAAATAATGGTTTAGAGTTTATTCAATCTCTAGGCGAAGCTCGTATGTTTAAAACAAGACAACAACTTAGTAAAGAAGGTGCTAGAGGATTAACTGATCATCTGTTTGTAGGTCTTATGAGTTTATATGCTATGTCAAATGATTATAAGTATGCACCAGTGGCTAAAGAGTATGCACGTAAAACAGGAATGTATGGTGGGTTTAGTAGACCTAGTCCAAGTGGCACAGATGTTTACCAAACATTACACGCTCTTTTAAAACCAGAAGGGTTTACAAATACAGAAGCAGATAAATTACTATTCAATAAAGTGCAAATAAGTCAGCCTAAGATAAGACAATTTTTAAAACAACTTCAATCAGGAAATATGACAGCCGGTCAAGCACAAGCATTTTTTTATAAACTTGAAGGACAATTAGCTATACAAGATCCAAAATTAAGAGCAGCCAGAAGATTAGTAGGTGACTGGACTAAGTTAACTACACAACAACAACAATTGGCGGCTACACAATTAAATAAACATTATAGAATAAATGCTAGACGAAGTGACTTAATGATTCCATTTAAAAAGTATTCCGAAGAACATGGTTTAAACTTAAAAGATGGCGAAAAGCAAAGTATTGGAAAACGTATTATGCGTGGTGCGGCAGCTTTTGCGGCAGGTTATACTGCTGGTAAATTGACTGGCATGGACCAAGAGTAATGGGAACAAGTAGACCTGTAGAGGTCTTAACGGGTTCAACAGATTTTTATACAGTGTATACACTGATAGATATAACAGACACGGGTGTAGTCAGTCCTAAGGGTAACTCTAAAGGATTTTTTCAAGCCCAAAATTTAAATACTTTTATTCAAAGTATAAGTTTAAGATCTCAACCTGTATTAAGCAGTGTTGAAAAGTTAGACGCAGAAGATTTAGCTGATCATCAATTTGGTAGTAATTTTACCGGATTACATGATGTTTGGGTATTAAAATTTGCTAGTGAAACAGCAGATGCTTGGAATAAAGAGAATAATAGTGTTTATATGTTAGATGAGGATTTTAATGCAACGCCAGTTCATGGAACTTTAGATGAAACGGCAATTATTAATCCTGAAATTATAGATACAAAGACAGTGAGTAAAAACACATACTTTAAATATAGAGAAAACATATAAATACAATAAGTGCAAGGATGTACTTTAATTAAATCAGCTCTATTAAGACGCTGCTAAAGATTGTGAGAACAAAATATGGCAATGAATCAGTCAAGACTTGAGCGTGAAAATCTAGAGGCACATGTAGATTTATGTGCGGAGAGATATCGCGTGTTAGAAGAAAAATTAAACAGACTCGAGGCTAAAGTAGACTCGTTAACAGATGCCATGGCGAAGGTATCAGAAAAACAAACAGCAGCATCACTATCTAGTAATAAACTAGTTATTGGAGCGGCAGCAACAGTTATTGCAGGATTATTATCTACTGTAGTGTTATTGTTGTTAAATTTAAATACAGTTACACCATTGATAGGACAGTAACAATGCTATTAAACGAATCTTACAATACAATCGTTTCTGAAGCTAAAGTAATTTTTAGAAAAAGAGGCGATAAAGTCAGTAGAGCTTTTCGTTGTACAGTAGGTCCACGTAAAGGTAGACCAGTTGCAAATCCTAGTCAATGTGCGGCGCCTATAAATTTAAAAAAGAGATTTGTACTTAGACGTACAAGAGCTCAAAAAGGTGCTCGTATGATGAAGAAAGCACAAAGAACAAAAAGATTAAGCCCAGCAAGTCGTATTGTTGCAAGGCTAAATAAAGCGAGAGGGTAATAAAATGGATGTAATAAACAATAGTACAATTGATACAGTAATAGACTTTGCAAATGTTAAGTTCGGAATGGAACTTACAAAAGATCAAGTATCAGAACAGTTAAGAAATTTATCCTTTTCACAAACATTAAAACTTATTAATAGTATGAAAGCAGACGACAACGATGCTTTCTCAGAAATTATAGACCTAAGTGCAGTAAGCGAAGGTTGGTCAGTACTACCATCAATTGATAGAGAAAAATATCAAGAACGTGATGGATTAGAAGGTCCTATTCAAACAAAGAGTGGTAAAACAGTATATTACGATCCAAAAGAAGGCAAGTATTACGATCCAGACAGTGACATTTATTTGTCATATGACGAATGGAAAATGTTAGATAGTGAAAACATGCATAAAATTGATATGGAAGAAGAAATTCCAGAAGCATACGGAACTGCCACATCGGCACAACCAAGTAGAGCCACAATTAGAGCTCAAGGAACTTCACCATCAGGAACAGAAAGACGATATACCAATACAGCACAAGATCAAGCCAGAGATGCAAATGTAATAGCTAGAACAGTAGCAGGTTCAAATAAACAACCAACTGGACAAGGTGCAGTAAGAATGGGCAGTGCAGATCCAGATGATATTGAAAGAGCCAATAATGCGGAAGTTTCATCTCAAAACCAACAACAAGTAAATATAAACGCACAAGAAATTGAACGCCTAAGACAATTGGCATTGGGGAGATAAATGAAAAGCATTGAAACCCCAGGCGGAATTCCAACATTTATTTCACTTCACGAGTGTGCAATGTACGAAAACTTATTAGAACGTACATGCAAAGACGATTTGTCAGAACGTGAAGTTTACCTAATTCAAAGCCTAGTTAACAAAAATATTGTTAAAAAGATAGTGGAGAATAATAAAGTATATTATGAACGTATGAAAGGGAGCCTATAATGCCAACAGAAGAAGTAAAAGGAATGATGGATATCATTGCTAAATTAAACGAAGCAGAAGCAACACCTAGTAGCGTAGCACGAGATAAAGAAACACAAGCAAGTATTAATAAACTAGCAGGTGTAAGTAAAGATGCAGCAGGTATGCTAAGTATTTTACAAAAATTAGATGAAGCTACTACAAAAGTTACCAAAGAGATAGTAAAAGAATCAGAAAATGATATTGAATTATCTGCATTAGATAAAAAAGGTGACACAATTACAGTAAATGATTATCAAATTACAATGGAAAAAACAACTATTGTACCTGGCATTAGAAAAACATTTTACAATATCAAAGAAGGCAATGAAATTATTCATAAAGAATTGGCATTGTTTGAAACAGCAATGGGTATTATAAAAGGTTTACTATTTGATAATGATAGCAAAGTAAATAGACTATTAGAGTTAGATAACAGATATGCAAGCACATTACAAGAAGCAGCTACATACAAAATGAAGTGTAAGACTATTGTAGAGAGCTATAAGCACGATATTGCTATGGCAAAACAAGGTGCAGCAGTATCTAAGATGAAAGAAATCAAAAAACAAATAAAATCGGCGCTTTAATCATAAATACAATATAATATAAAAACTCTAGTGGGGTAATAACATGGAATTAAAACAATTAAACGTAAAGAATCTAAACAAATTAGATTCAACACTTAAAGAAGTATTTGGAATGAGCTTTGATTTTGCGGCAGGTAATGCCAAACTATCAAAAGTAAAAACAGTTACTGAACAAAAAATTAAAGCACTACGTGAAAGTGGTGTTGAAGTAAACAATAAGCAATATCAGAAGTTATTGCTAGTTCTAGAAGGTATAAACACAGCTATGGAAAACACACCAGTAATGGAAAATGAACTAGACCAAGCAGAAGTCCTTTTAGCAGCGAAAAACATGGCAGACGATCTACAAAAAATGGCTGAAAATTTAGCCAGCATGCAAGTAGAAGAATTAATGAGCATTACTAACGCAATGAAAGAAGAAGTTGGTACAGCAGAAGCAGATACATTTAATGCATCGGCAGAAGCAGCAATTGGTTCGGCTCTTGAAGCAGTAAAAACAGCAAACGCACAAGTGGCAGACGCAGTTTTAGTAGCACAAGGTCAAGCACCAGAATCAGACATGTCAACTGACATGGGCGGTGATATGGAAGCAGGACTTGATGACATGGGTGGCGATATTGAAATTGAACCAGAAATGGACGATTTTGAAGGCGCCGATGCTGCTAGTGCCGAAACAGACGAAGGCGGAAGAGAAATGAAAGAAGATGCATATCTCCAAGCACTAAGTATGGTAAAAGAAGCACAGGCTGACGGTAAAGTTAATAAAGAAATTTTAAAACAAGCATTTGCAGTATTGAAGAAGTAATACTATGAGATACGCTGATCTTTTTGAATTTTCAGGAATAGATTCAAAGGTAATTGATCTATTATCTGTATTAAGCAGTGAAGGAGTCGAAAGCATTCCACTCTCATCGTTAGTTGATGAACTACGAGCAATGGGTGTAGATGTTGACGAAGAATCATTGTTTGATGAGATCACCAATATCTCTATTATTAACAATATTAAAGATGGTGTTGTTTATTTTAACACATCGAGTTTGGGTGCAACTAACATGAACAAAGTTGACCCTGAGAAGAATAAGAAAAAAGTTAAAGCAATGGCTAAGAAGCAAGTTGATAAAGAGTTAAGCAAATGAGTGTAGGATTAAACGCAGCACAGGCAAGATCAAAAGCATCCCAAGATATGATTGTGTATAAAGAGACACAATCAATTATGGAAGAAGTAATTACTCAAAGTGGATTAGGAAACTTTGAAGCAAGTGTTGATGATGGAACTACAATGACAATATCAACACCAAGTGTACAAAAAATTGGTACAGTTAACAACCCCACAGTTAACGTAGGCGATACACTTATTATTGATGGCAACACAGTAACTCTTGGAACAACAGGAACATCACTTAATGCCATTATTGCAGATATTAACGATGCAGCGGTTCCAGGTGTAACTGCTTCTAAAGATGCAGGCTACTTAGTATTAACAATAGAAGATAGTGCAGGCGCAACATGGTCATATGAAATTGGAGCCGGAACTGCAAATACATCTCTAGGATTTGTAGCAGGTGTGTACTCACTACCAAATCCTACTAGTATAGATTATTATACATCATGGCAAGGTACAAGCACAGACCGTGCTATTCAAAACCAAATGGAACAAGTAATAAAATACTTCTCTGATTTAGGATACAAAATAGAAAGATTAACAAACTCTTCCACTAATAGAACTTTTAAATGGTATATCTATTGGTAAGTTATGTCGGATCCATTAGTACATAAGCATATTATACTAAGAATTGAAGCAAACAAGCCACCAACTGATAGAGAACTAGCCCCATGGGTTTCCAACCTAGTAGAAAAAATAGGAATGAAAATACTTAATGGTCCTATTAGTTCAAATGTAACAACTATTCCAGGAAATTGCGGACCAACTTGTGTGTGCATTATAGAGACATCTCATATTGCATGTCATGTATGGAACGAAAAATTTCCTGCATTAATACAACTAGATGTATATACATGTGGACCTTTTGATCCAAAAGATGTAATAGAACACATTCAAGTATGGGAACCTACTAAAGTAGAATACAAATATTTAGACAGAGAATTCGGACTAACAGAAATAGAAATTTAATATGAAAATAGCATTCATAGGCGATAGTTTTTCTGCATATAGTCAATACGGCCAAGAAAAAAATCATTGGTCTTATCTATTAGCAGAACACTTTCCACAACATACATATTACAATTACTCACTAGGTGGTCGAGGTTATGATCATTATCGTGTAGCTATGCTTGATGCAAAAATGAAAAATGTTGATGTTGTATTAACCAACGAAACATTTAATCAACGAATACTTTCAACTATTACTGGTGACGAATTATTTACTCTTGAAACAGAAGCATCTAGTAATTATAAAACATTTGTTCTTCGTAACACGTACTGGTACTCTATACATTCTGATGAATTAATGTATTTTGGTGATGAAACAGATAAAGTACCAAAGTCTATAGAGAACGCATTATTAGAGACACTACGGAATACAGCTGCATCTAGTAGATACTATCTTTATAATACCGAGTGGTGGAATAACGTAGATACTCTTTATGATTTTAAACATATAGTAAAATTAAAATTATTAAGAAATCCAAATGAAGCAATAAAAGATGATGTAACAAATGCGTATAGTAGACTTTTATTAGCACATGGAGTAGAACAAATAATACAAGAAGCATATTTTAAAGGTGAAAGTTTTACAGAAATGCAACAACGACAACTGTATCTTGACAATGATTTAATTATTTCTATGGATGATGATCATTGGAGTCCTAAGGCAAATAAATGGGTATTTGATAACTATATTCTGCCAAAAGTCGTTGACATCCTGTCTTAATTATAGTATACTTTATGTATGCCTAAAATTATAAGCCCTTACCCATATCAAGAATTTAAACGAACTAGTGTAGACGGAAAACGTCTATACCAAAACCCTTGGGGCGATCCTGTTCCAAGTGTAACCACTATTTTAAGTGATACTCAACCAGCAGAAAAACGCCAAGCATTAGCTAACTGGCGTAAGCGTGTTGGTACAGAAGAAGCACAGCGTATTACAACAACTGCCGCAAATCGTGGAACAGTTATGCACAATATATTAGAACATTGGGCATTAGGAGAATACGAAACATATAACCCAGGAAACAACATAGTACATCAACAAGCCAAAGCAATGGCACAAGTGGTTGTGGATAACATTGAAAATGATGTTGATGAAATATGGGGTACAGAAGTAAACTTAGTAGCAAAAGAATTGTATGCAGGCACAACAGATTTAGTTGGTGTGTACAAAGGCGAAGCAACTATTATGGACTTTAAACAAACAAATAAACCTAAGAAGCGTGAATGGATTGATGATTATTTCCTACAAGGAGCCGCATACGCCAACGCACACAATGAGATGTATGGCACTGATATTAGCCGTATTGCTATCTTTATGTGTAGTGGTGATTGCCAATGGCAACTGTTTGAAAGTGACCCAGAAGATTTTAAAGATTGGGAAATAAAATGGGCTCAAAGGTTAGAAAAATTCTATCGCTTATCATAAATACATTAACATAAGGAAGAAATAAACATGGCAACAATTACATCTAGAATGACAGCACGAAAAGGTTTATTAGCAAACCTCCCAAAATTACTTCCAGGAGAAATTGGGTTAGTAACTGACTATCAGAGAACATATATGGGACAAGAACCAGTAAAAGGTTCTGTAAGTTCTGCTGATGCAACTGCGGCAACTGTTGAATTTTTATCAGTATCGGGTAACCCTATTGATTTAGACGAAATTACAACTACTGATTTAGCATATGGCATTACTATAACTGATGCTTCGTCTAATCCTGCAACGCATTTAGCAGATATACCTGGTGCTGGTATTACCTTTATAGATAACATTGCTACCTTTAATCATACATTATCAGCTGACCCAAGTGGCAATAATGATATAGAGTACCATCTTTGGTATAATAAAGAAATTGGCTATCATGCAGAAGCATTTCCTAATCCAGTACAAACAATAACATTTACTGCTAGTGCTTCAGCAACACCTCAAACAACAGGAATAGAATTTTTATGTGATAACAAAGAAAGTGTTACAATTAGTTACACATTATCACATGAAGGTACTCCTTCAGCATCTCGTCGCGGCACATTGAGCATATTATTAGATAATGATGCAAATACTCCAAGTACAAGTTCTATTAAAGATGAGTACGATATTAGTACTGGCACTATTCCAGTTAAATTTAGTTTAACAGACAATGGTGTAGATAGATTCATACTTAACTTCGAAACAACTGATACTGTAAACGCACATACATTTACATACGTTCAGAAATCATTTAAGTAATTTAAATGAAAGATACATGGCAATTACCGCTGAAATCTAGGCTTCGTAGATGGCGAGAATTAAGAAAAGAAATAGTAAAGTTTTTAGAAAGAAAACAACAACTAAGAGTTGTAGTTGATTTTTGGAAAACTACACCTATAGGAACTAGAGCCATTGATCCATACGATCACAAATCTTGGCCTAATCCTTGGGACTTGCTAAATACAAATCACTACGATGAAAATGTTGTAGGTTTGTGTATGGCATACACTCTGCATTACAGTGATATTCCTTGTAGAATATTACATGTACAAAATGTGGATAATAGTGAAATAAAATTAATAGTTTTGGTTGACGATACGTATATTTTAAACTATAATTATGATAGTATAGACACTATAGACATAACAGATAAGTTCAATGTACTTGCTGATATTGAAGTAAGTACCTTGGTAAAATAATCCTAAATTAGGATTATAAATAAAAGAAATTGGATGGCGAATGAGTAAAGATATAACAATAGTAAAACGTGATGGGTCTCGCGAACAATTAGATCTAGAGAAAATGCATAAAGTCGTATTTTATGCATGTGACGATGTAGCAGGAGTAAGTGCAAGCCAAGTAGAATTAAAAAGTCATTTACAATTCTATAACGGAATTGAAAGTGCAAATATTCAAGAAACACTAATTAAAGCAGCAGCTGATCTTATTAGTGAAGAAACTCCAAATTATCAATGGGTAGCAGGCAGATTAATCAACTATCATTTGCGAAAGATAGTTTATCAATCTTTTGAGCCTCCTCATCTTAAAGACATTGCACGTAAAAATGTTGACCTAGGTTATTACGATAAAAGTTTTTTCTCCGTTTATAGCACCGAAGAAATTGATCAATTAAACAATTACATTAAACACGACAGAGATGAAAACATTACATATGTTGGCATGGAACAGTTTCGTGGAAAATACTTAGTACAGAATCGTGTTACGGGTGAAATTTTTGAAACACCACAAGTTGCATATATGATGATAGCCGCAACATTGTTTGCTAAGTATCCAAATGAAACACGTATGAAATACGTTAAAGAATATTATGATGCTATTAGTAATTTTGATATCAGTTTACCTACACCAATTATGGCAGGTTTACGTACACCTCAAAGACAATTTAGTAGTTGTGTACTAATTGAAACAGACGATAGTTTAGATAGTATTAATGCTACAAGTAGTGCTATTGTTAAGTATGTTTCACAAAAAGCAGGTATTGGAATTGGTGCAGGAAGTATTCGTTCAATAGGAAGTCCAATTAGAAATGGTGACGCATCACATACTGGTGTTATTCCATTTTATAAATTATTTCAGAGTTCTGTTAAGTCTTGCTCACAAGGTGGAGTAAGAGGCGGAGCCGCAACACTATATTATCCAATTTGGCATTTAGAAGTAGAAGAATTACTTGTTCTTAAGAACAACAAAGGTACAGAAGACAACCGTGTAAGACATATGGACTATGGCGTACAGTTTAATAAACTTATGTACGAGCGTTTATTAACAGGCGGAGATATTAGTTTATTTTCACCAAATGATGTTCCAGGATTGTATGAAGCTTTTTTTGATGATCAAGATAAATTTAAAGAATTATATGAAGAAGCAGAACGTACAGTAGAACGAAAAAAAGTTATGCCAGCAGCAGACCTATTTGGTATGTTTATGGAAGAACGTAAAAATACAGGGCGTATATACCTAATGAATGTTGACCATGCAAATACACACGGTGCATTCAAACCAGACGTAGCACCTATTAAGCAAAGTAACTTATGTTGTGAAATTAATTTACCTACAAAACCATTAGAGTTTTTTAATGACAGAGATGGTGAAATTAGTTTATGTACTTTAAGTGCTATTAATTGGGGCAATGTTAAGACGCCAAAAGATTTTGAACGTGTATGTAGATTAGCAGTACGTGGGTTAGATGAGTTACTTGATTATCAAAATTATCCAGTAGTTGCAGCAGAACTTAGTACAATGAAAAGACGTCCATTAGGTATTGGTATTATTAATTTTGCATTTTGGTTAGCAAAGAATGATTTAAATTATCAAGATATAGATAAAAAAGGATTAACTAAAGTAGACGAGTGGGCAGAAGCATGGAGCTATTATTTAATTAAAGCAAGTGCAGATTTGGCCATTGAAAAAGGAAATATTGATGGCGTATACGAAACAAAATATGGAGATGGAATTACACCTAATCAAACATATAAACAAGAAGTAGACGAATTAGTAGCTCACAAAGAACGACAAGACTGGAAAGGTTTACGTAAACAGTTAAAAGATACAGGTATTCGTAATTCAACACTAATGGCACTTATGCCTGCTGAAACATCAGCACAAATTAGTAATAGTACTAACGGAGTTGAACCACCACGTGCCTTTGTAAGTGTTAAGCAATCAAAACATGGTGTTTTGAAACAGGTTGTACCGGGTTATCCTAGGTTAAAGAATAAATATGACTTGTTATGGGATCAACGTAGCCCAGAGGGTTACTTAAAGATTATGGCTGTATTACAAAAATATATTGATCAAGGTATTTCTGTAAACACAAGTTATAACCCAGAATTTTATGAAGAAGAAAAGATTCCTATGAGTATAATGTTACAACATCTTGTAATGTTTTATAAGTATGGAGGCAAGCAATTGTATTATTTTAATACACATGACGGTCAAGGTGAGATTAACTTTGATAAGAAAAATGAAGAAGAATTACTACAAAGAGATAGTTTTGCTTCAGACGAAGAATATGACGACTACTGCGAAAGTTGTATAATTTAAGGAAACATATGAATGACAATTTTAAATACCAAAAATGACAAATATCATACAGAAGCAAACTCATTCTTAGATGGCCGACTTGGTTTTCAAAGATACGATACTGTAAAGTATAAACAATTTGATAAATTAACTGATAAACAATTAGGTTTCTTTTGGAGACCAGAAGAAGTTGATGTTAGTAAAGATTCACAAGACTTTAAAAATCTTACTGAGCATGAACAACATATTTTTACAAGTAATCTAAAAAGACAAATCCTACTAGATAGTGTTCAGGGCAGAGCACCAGTAGAAGCATTTGGTCCTATAGTTAGTTTACCAGAATTAGAAAATTGGATTATGACTTGGACATTTAGTGAAACAATCCATTCTCGTAGTTATACACATATTATTCGTAACATTTATTCTAATCCTACTATTGTATTTGACGAATTAACTGATAGTAAAGAAATTACAGAATGTGGTGATGATATTTCAAAATACTATGATGAGTTAATTGAACTAACAAGTTATTATAATTTACTAGGAACAGGTAAGCATAAAGTAAATGGTAAAACAATTGAAGTAGATGAATATGAATTAAAAAAGAAAATTTGGTTAACATTAAATAGTGTTAACATTTTAGAAGGAATTCGCTTCTATGTGAGTTTTGCTTGCTCTTGGGCATTTGCAGAACTTAAGAAGATGGAAGGTAATGCAAAAATTATTAAATTTATTGCACGTGATGAAAACGTACACTTAGCAAGCACACAATACTTGCTATCAAAAGTATTAACAAAAGAAGACCCAGACTTCCTAAAAATTGCAGAAGAATGTAAAGACGAAGTAACAAAAATGTTTGTAGACGCAGTTGAACAAGAAAAAGAATGGGCTGAGTATTTGTTTAAGGATGGATCAATGATTGGTCTAAATGCACAATTATTAAGCGATTACATTGAATGGATTTGTTGTAAACGTATGACTGCATTAGGAATGAAATGTCCATATACAACATCACAAGCCAACCCACTGCCATGGACACAAAAATGGATCAGTGGAGCAGAAGTACAAGTAGCACCACAAGAAACAGAGATTAGTTCTTATATTATTGGTGGTGTTAAAAAAGACGTATCAGAAGATACATTTTCGGGGATGAGTTTATGATTACAATTTATGGAAAAACACAATGCGGTTACTGTGATGCTGCTAAAAGATTATGTGAATCTAGAGGATTAGATTTTGAATACAAACAGTTAGACAAAGATTTTACAAGAGAAGTTATGGTAGAGGAATTTCCAACTGCCAGAACATTCCCACAGATTGTTGTCAGTGGCAACAAAATAGGTGGGTACGATCAATTAGTCAAGTACATTGAAGATACAAATTACACAGGTACTGGCGACACACTATAAAGGATAATATATGTTAGTAGAATCACAATACAAAACGGGTGATATAATCAGTATCAAACTTTCGTCAGGTGAAGAAATGATTGCACGTTTTGAAGATGAAAATGGCGAAGTTATTACAATTGTTAAACCTTATATCTTAATTGCGGCACAGAATGGAATGGCATTAGCACCATATATGTTTACTATTTCGCCTGATACCAAAGTACAATTAAAGATAAATAATGTTATATGCATAGTTAAATCGGCAAAAGATGCCGCTGATATGTATATTAAACAAAGCACAGGAATAGCAATTGCCTCAGGTACATAGAAACGGAGACTCACGTAGTTGTGGTGCAAGTACAAATGCATCCGCACATAAAAACGTGTATGTAAATAATCAGCCAATCAGTGTTGATAGTGATCCAAATAGTCATGGCGGTGGTGAACTAAATGCCGCATGCAAGAATGTATATGTTGGCAATAAATTAGTGGTAATTGTTGGCAATAGTGCAGCTCCAGATAATAAATGCCCACTACCGGGCGGAGCTCATTGTAATCCGAAGTCAACTTCGGGTAGTCCAAATGTGCATATAGGACAGTAACATGAGTGATTTTGTAAATGATTTAAAAGATGCTAGTGATTATCTTAACTCAACTAAGGTAGATATACCTACTGGTAAGTTTGATGTAGATCCAGAATCAGGCACTGTAACCCCTCAAACACAAGCATACAGCTTGAAAGAAATCATTTGTAGCCTATTAGCCGGAAACGGTATAAAACTCCCAAATTTGCAAATATGTTTAAAGGTTAATATAGGTAGACTAATACCTGAGATACCTGCAGGTTTAGAAGAATTAAAAGGAGCATTAGAAGAGGCTGAAAAAGCTCTTGATGAATTTATTGCTCACACTAATATTGATAATGCATTAGGCAGACTAAATGCCGCGGTGGCAGAATTTGCCGCGATTGCTAACATGATTAATTTTTGTGGAACACCAGTAATACCACGTGCTATCCCAAATGTACTAAAAGATTCAATGGGTAGTTTCTTAGGTGCTGGTAAAGATATACTAGACACATTAGGTACTATGGCTGACAGTGATATAGGTGGATGTATTGGCACTGATGGGAACTTTAGTCCAGATTTATTTACAGGTGGATTATTAAAACAATTAGGTAATAATTTTAATAATCTTCTTGGAATGCCAGAAGCATTAAAACAAAGTATTACTAACGATTTAAAAGCATTCAAAACAGATATAGAAAATCTTATAGAGTTTGAAAATAATTTCGCAGGTACACAAGGTACTGGTGGTAGTATGTTTGCACCAAACGACAGAGTAAACACTAGCGTTGGTATGGCAGTAGATCCAAACTTAACATTATCAAAAAGTCAACAGTATGCAAGTACTATACAATCATTGTATAATAGTTTAAAAGGCTATCCAGTAGATGCAGCTGGTAATGATATTTTTTATTATTTACTAGAGCCAGAAATATTAGCAAAATTACAAAACAATGGTGACCTAACTGTACCTTTAGCAGAAAGAGAACCAGTATACGATCACTGTAATAGAATAACTGGCTACACAGAACGTACAATACAAACAGTACAACAATCTAGTACAGGTGCAGAAAAATTAAATACAATACAACCAGGTGTTACAGGACTAGCAGAAAGTGGAGTAGTTTTAACTAGTCCACCAGCAACTACAACAAACTTAGGAAGTGGCGGAACTACTACAACAACAACTAGTAGCGGTACTGTTGATCTAAGTGCATATTCTACTACTGCACAAATGCAGGCGGCAGATGCAGCCGTTACTACTGCATTTAATTTAGCAGATACAACTGCAACAACAGATAGAGCAGCAATTCGTAGTGAATTTACATCAGCTGATGCTGTACTTCGAGCAGACATCGATACAAATTCAGCTTTAATTACAACTAACACAAATAACATTGTAACTAACACTTCTGATATCGCAACTAATACATCAGACATTGCAACTAATACGGCAGCCATTACTGCATTGCAAAGTGGAGGTGGATTACCTGCAAACGCAACATTTACGAATCTTACCACAACAAACTTTACAGTAACAGGAACTGGTAGTATAACACTCGCAAGTGGAAATGATTTATCATTAACTGCTACAGATAGAGTAAAAGTAACAGGAACTACTCCGTTTAAACTTGCTAACATGACAACAACAGAACGTAATGCAATTTCATTGCCAGAAAATGGTGATATGATTTATAACACAACAGACAACAAGTTCCAAGGGTATGCTAACAGCGTATGGGTGGACTTGCATTAATGGAAAAAGAATACATTGTTATATTAAATCCTGATATTGATTTTGATCAATTTAATCAGGAAATGATTAGTAATACAGGTGCAGGTGTTATTCCAGACAGAACTGTTGATATAGCAAATCCTAGGACAGGTAGTCAACGAAGTACACACTATTCACTAACAGACGAAGAAGCAGAACAACTAAAAAATGATCCTAGAGTACGTGATGTAGAAATACCACCCGATCAACGAGATGATATTGAAATTGGACTTTTTGCATCTCAATCCGGAGACTTTACAAAAACTACATCTGATAGCGGAAGTCAACTTAATTGGGGTATGCGTAGATGTATTGAAAATGCAAATCCATACGGCTCAAGTAATTCTGATCCAGGAGGAGACTTTACATATACATTAGATGGCGAAGGCGTAGATGTTGTTATACAAGACAGTGGACTACAAGTAGATCATCCAGAATTTAATGATGAAGATGGTAATAGTAGAGTTCAGCAAATAAATTGGTATACAGAGAGTGGATTAAGTGGAACACAAAGTTCAAATCATTATAGAGATTATGACGGACATGGAACACACGTTGCCGGAACGGCAGCTGGCCTAACTTATGGTTGGGCAAAAAATGCCAGAATTTATTCAGTTAAAGTAGGTGGACTAGAAGGAAGCGGTGATAGTGGTACAGGAATAAGTATATCAAATTGTTTTGATGTAATTAAAGAATGGCATAATAATAAACCAATTGATCCAAATACAGGATTTAAAAGACCAACTATAGTTAATATGAGTTGGGGATATAGTGGTGGAGTATCAGGGATTACAAGTATTGTTTACAGAGGTACAACTTATAGTTCTGGTAATGATTCTAATTTTTCTAGCTCACCTAATACACATATGGCTAGTACATATGGATTGTATCCATATTTTGCCGGAGTTGGTTACAGATATCCAGTAAGAGTATCAAGTGTAGATTCAGACGTAGAAGAACTTATTGCAGCCGGTGTACATGTTTGTATTGCCGCTGGTAACAATCGTTTTAAAGCAGATGTTGTTGGTGGACTTGATTACGATAATCGTTGGAATAGTACACGTTACTATCACAGAGGCAGTTCGCCTTATAGCGATAATGCAATGATGGTAGGTAGTATTGATTCAACAACTTCTTCTGGAACTGATCAAATTAGTAGTTTTACTACAAAAGGTCCTGGTGTTACATTATTTGCTCCAGGAAGTAATATTAGAAGTTCATTTAGCAATACCAATAGACATAATGATTCTACTTATTATCTAAATTCATCATTTAAGCAAGGAAGTATATCAGGTACTAGCATGGCTAGTCCACAAGTATGTGGATTAGGAGCAACTGTTTTACAACTAAATCCATACCTAACACCAGCACAATTACAGTTAAAATTAACGAATTTAGCGTCAAATAACGTGTTATACACTACTAATTCGGGTATTGACTATGCTGACAACAGATCGTTGCTAAATGCCCCTAATAAACTGCTATACACCCCCTTTAATAGCAGTAATGTCTTATCAGCATCATAAATTGCAAAAAATAAGACATTTCGGTTGACAAAACCGCATCTTACTAGTATATTAGTACTTAATAAGCGTAAAACCTTATTATAAAACAATTAAACACATTAATATGGTAAAAAAATGAGAGCAACAGAATATAAGGATGGGATAAAGCGAATTAAAGCCAAGATTGAAGTTCCAATGAGTGAACTTGATGTTGGTAATTATGTATTAAGTGCTCTTACGCATAATGCAGTTAATTTGACACAGATACAAAAACTTAATAAACGCGAATTGTTACAATTAGCAAAAAATGAAGTTAAAGAAAAAGGTATTAGATCAGTTTCTATTGAATCAGTTGATAATGACACTAAAGTTATCGTAAGAAATTACATAAAACAAATGTTCCCCGAACTACAGTAATGGGTCACGATTATTATGATAAAGATGCAGTCTTTAATTCATATATAAAAGACTTGGCTACTGAAGAAGGTTGGGAAGAGCCGTTTACTACTATGACTGTAAATGAAGATTCACTTGGTCCAGATGTACTAAAAAATGTTGAAAAAGTACACGAACAAATAGTATCTGCATAAATAACATAGTAGTTAATAATATGCCGGTATAGCTCAGTTGGTAGAGCATCTGATTTGTAATCAGGAGGTCGAGTGTTCAAATCATTCTGCCGGCACCATTAACAAGAATAGTTTGCTAACTTTACAGCACGAATACGCCCTAGGTTAGGTAATCAAAGGACAAAGTACAGGACACATAAAATATAATAAATAAAAAGACAAACGAGAGAGAGGCACAGGACGCCCAACTGTAACAAGTTGTAATCGGAAATACAAATAGACAGAATAAAAAAGAAAGATATATAAATGAAACTTAGAAATGAGATGTTAAAAACAGCTATACAACACG